CGTCTTTTATAGCCATTTTTTCTCCTTAATGCAATAATTAACTTATTTCTAGCACACTTAAAATGACATGTAAATCTCCGCCATTTTCAGCTTGTACGTTTATTTTTTCAGATTCTTTTAATACCACAGGAGAAGTAGAAAAAGCATAGCTGTTAAATAACTCCTCTGATGTGCCTTTTTGTATGTTTCTATTTGTCTCTATTGTATAACTAACACTACTAGAATCTAGTAAAAAAGCTCTTATTTTACAATCTGTTTGTTCATCTGTGTTAGTCACACGAAGTGATTTAATAATAGCTGTTGTTTCTGAGGGCACAGTGTACAATGTTGTTGATGCACTTGTTGTTAATACTGCTTTATAATTTGTATATACGTTAGCCATTTATCCTAAAAACCATGCTATTGCTTCATCGTCATTTCTAAGAGGCTCTGACGTATAAGTATTATTAAGTGCAAAAATTAGTTGATCTAAAGTCTGCACGAGTTGTGCCATTTGTGATTGATCATATTCTTCTGTTGCTTGTGGTAATAGTGGTACTGTTATTTTAGCCATTATCCACCTCGCATGCCGTCTGGTTTACCATCAAATCTAAGTGTGCCGTATCGCCACTTATCATCAATCGCATCACTAGATACGCGCAGTGCAAGTTGTCTACCCCGTATACGTGTATCTTTTTTAGTTGTTGTTGTTTCTATTTCAAATGGTCCGTGTGATTTTTGTGTAGAAGTTGGGTAAGGACGAGATTTAATTGTTAAATCTACGTTACCAACTTGGTTTTTAAAATCAGGTATAAATCTAGATACAGATATAAATTGATCACCATCGGCAATATCAATATCACCTGATTCAATGTGGCAATTCATAGCAGAACCATCATCGTTAACTCCTTCTTCATGTGCGTACACAAATGTACGTCCTTCTTTAACGCCATTAATAGTGGATATAGTTGCAGTTGTATCATCAGAATCAAATTCTGCTGCGTAAGGATTAGAGTACACACCACGGTCTGCCCATGAGCTACGTGCCAATGTTCCTACATACCATAATTTTTCTGCATAATTATATGTAACATGTCGATCTATTTGTAATGAATTTTTAGATGGATAAAACCAAATAACTTCGTTAAAATCTGTGTTAGATGCACAAAATACATCGCCAAGTGCATTTGTATTAATATCATCAAAAACATAATCTTGTACGCTGCAAGCTATTTTTTTAACAGCACCATCAAATTGGAAAAAAGAATCGTTACCCATCCAAAATGATATACCACTAACATCTATTGCACTATTTATTCCTACAGCACCACAATTAGAACCTAATTGTTTAAAACCAAAAGTAAACGGTGGACCAATAAATTGCATTTGATACAAAGCATTATCGGTGTACACAAGTATAGCACCTCTACTTCTTATTGCTGTGTTAATTTGATTTCCGTCTGTAAGTCTTTGTGATCCTGCAGTGTTTGTTGCTGTTGGTGTCCAATCACTAGTAGATTCTTGGTCAGACCAACGTATAAACATGTTGTCTTGTGTTGAGGATGTGCCTATTGTTGTTTCTGTGCCAAGGCAAATAACGTGTCTATCATCACCAGATACTAACATAAATCTTGATTTAGTTGGTGCACCAGAGATATTTGTTCTAGCTGCTAAATTACTTGATAGCCCACCTGATGTATCCCAATAATAAATACTACCATTAAATTGTTGTGCCAACACATCTTCACCCCAACTGTCTAAAGCCCATTTACCAGATTGTAGTAAAACACCATCAGCTCCTGTAAGACCAGATCTGGTAGTGTCCCACGTTGATGCATTCCATGTTCCTGCACCCCAACCATATCCATACAAAGATGTAGGTAATCCTGTGTTTATTTGATATGTTCCGTTTGCTGTAGCACCTGTTGCATCAGAACTAGCTGCAGCACCTGCAATTATTGTGTAAGTATTAGCGGTAGGAACTGTTTGTATTTCAAACTCTCCTTGTAAATTAGCAGCCGATATACCCCCTACAGCATCACTTACACTAGCAATAGTAACAAAGTCACCTGCCAATGAACCGTGACTAGAATCAGTCACAGTAACAGTTGTAGAGCCATTTGTTGTTTCAAATTGTGTTATGTTACCTGTGCCTGTTGCACGTGTTGGTGTAATGTCTGCGTAACTACCTTCTGAATATGCATACAATTTTTTATTTGTACCGTACACAGCATAGTTAACTCCTTTTAAATCTGAATATGTAAGTATTGCACGTGTTGCGCCAAGCAAAGCATCACTCGTTACCTTTACCCAACCACCTATTTTTTCTGGTTGACCATAACGAAAACGAACATTATCGCCGTCTACCCATCTACCTTCCGCACCATACTCGGTATTTTGTTTATCTATGCCCGGTGCTATTTGTAATTTAGTTAGTGGCATAGAATGGTATCCAGTAATCTGTTCCATTTACATTAACACGTATATGTCCTGTTAATGATCCTACACTTGTATCTGTTGTTATGCTTGAAGATTGATCTGAATTGCTTGTACCATCAAATTTAATAAACTCTTGGTCTGTGTCGTCTTGGTCTAATGATAGACAAGCTATAGCTCCAGAAGAATTTGCTTGATTAATTTCTACACTTGCGTCTGCTGGTGTGCTTGTTCCAAAACCAATTTTATCAGCAGAACCATCAGCAAAGAAAGCATGCGTTAAAGTGTCTGTTTCTATTCTAAAATCAACTGCAGCATGTGAGTCATTAAAAGTAAATCCACCACCATCAAAGTCAATTGCGCCAGTAGCTTTTACGCCACCTACAACGTGTAATTCTGTAGAAGGCGAGTTAGTTTTAATACCAACCCTATCATTTCCTGCATCACTAAAGAATAAGTTTGCATCTCCATTACCTTCTATTCTAAAATCTACATCTGCACTTGATTCATTAAAAACAAAAGTACCACCATCAAGTGATGTGTTACCGGATACAGTTAATGTTCCGTTAGCTTTAATATTACCTGCATCGTTCAATACGTCAAACATAGTAGAACCATCAGAATATAAAATATGTTTTGATCCTGCTACAAGATTTGTTGCGGTGCCTCCAGCAGGTTTAAACCCTAAAGTATAAGTGCTCATGCTTGCTGCATTGTCCACAATATACCAAGTTTCTACAGCTTCACATTGTACAGTTGTGTCACCACTTAAAGTTCCTGTTAATTTAATTATAGCATTACTTTGTTCATCTGCCGTAGAACCGTCAGTTGCTGTTAAAGAATCTGTTGTGCTTGCAATAGCTACGGCTACGTAACCTTTAACAGCTGATTCTAATTTTTGTAAATTGTTATTTGTTTTAGTACCCCACGCACCTGAGTTTTCACCAGTTGCCTGCAATTCTAAATTTAATGAACTTGAAAATGTTGATGCCATTTATCCTCCTTAGCCTACGTCATCTAGTAGTGCTGCTACAATACATGTTACAGTAGAAGATGATGAAATTGCATGTATATCAGCTACTGTTGTATTTGGCAAGTTTCCAAACCAAGAGTGCCCTGCCGCTATTTTAATAGCGTCCGTTGCTGAAGTAGAAGCAGTGCCTGCATCCAAAACAATATATACATCGTTAGAAGAATCAGTATTTTTTATAAAAATAAAATTTACTTTATCCCCTGTAGCTACAGCTGTTGGCGCTGTGTCATCGTCCACTGCAGTATAATCTGTAAAGTAACCTGCAATTAAATCTGTGCTAGCATTAGACACACTTGTTAATTTATAATACCATTTATCGTTTGCATCTGCTGGTGTAATAGTTACACTACCAGCAATAGTTTTAGATATTTCATCTGGTAACACAGTTGCGTTTAAACTTATAGTTGCGTCATCTGCCATATTAATCCGTTGATCCTGGTTCTACATTTACCCATGTCACTGATTGACTATCATCTGCTTGGTTCCAAATTTGTAGATCTGGAGATCCTGCAGTAAATGAAATTAAATTTTGAAAAGACTCTCCAAGAGTAGTTTCATCACCTAAACTTATAACAAGCTGTAAATCTGTATCCGTTAAAGTTACATTAGAATCAGCCGCTACAGTTTCTGTTCCTATGGTAAAACCTAAAGCATCTTGAGTCACTCCAAATGCAAGATTATGTATAGCATCTAATCTAGGGTTTGCAAAGGTAGTTTCAGAGAATGTTGAGTGTCCTAATAACATATTAACTAAGTGTAAGGTTAAGATTTCTACCAACTTCTAACCATTTAGAACCATTATATTTAAATACAAATTGATCACCTTTTGAGGCAGTAGTTGTTAATGTTGGAGTAGTGTCTGAAGCAAATTCATAAACAGCATTAAAAGTCACTGTTCTTGAACCTGTTCCATCTTGAATAATTGTTAATGCAATAAATTGACCAGCAATTGGCGTTGAACCAGAAGGGGCAGCTAATGTTCTGTTATTACTTAAAGTTACTTTTGCAACAGGGCTGGCTACTACATCCCAAACAATAGTTGATGCATCTGTTAAAGTTGCCTCTTCGTTTGCTACTGCACCGGTTACTTTTGTGTAATTATTAGCGTCCGCTGTAAATATTTTAGAAGCGGCAGTTGTACCTAGTGTAGCTAAATCACTATAATTTAATTCTGCTACAGTGCTTGATAAAGCAGTTGTTCCATCATTTAAAGTTCCATAAGTAACTGTGCCTGTACTTGTAATAGCAGAAGAACCTGTGTCAATAGTTCCAAAGCCAGAGGTAATTGAACCAGAGTTTAATGCTCCAACTGTAGTCGCCGCCGTTGTAATAAGATTTGGCATTGCAGTAATTTCATCATCAAAGTAAGCTGATAAGTCTGTAACAGCGACCTGCTTCATTGTGCCGTTATCGTTAAAAACTACTCTATCTGCATCTACAACTGTAGTCGCAGTTGCCGCAGTATCTCCGTCAATAATATTTAATTCTGTTGTTGTTATGTTTGCACCGTCAAGAATTTCAAGTTCAGATTCTACTAAAGCCGCACTACCTAGATTAATACCACTAGCATTGACAATTCCATCTTTAATAGTAACTAAATCTATAACAACTCCATTTGAAGAAGTTTTTTCAGATATTGTATCTACTTTTAATTCTGCCCCCATTATTATCTCGCTGTTGTTGGTACACCCTCTGATGATACAAATGGGTGTTCTGCAAATGCCATGTAGATTATTTTTCTACCACTTTCATTAAATCCACCAGAAGTGTTTCTTACTTTAAACCCATTACTTAAAAAATCTTGTCTATTATCATTACTTGTATCGTCTGCCGCATTGGTATTTGCTAATAGTCTTATATTAATTGGGTTGTATGTAACTCTTTTATTATCCCATATTCCCCAACCCCCTGCACTCTCATCTTCTTTGTACATTAACCAAGCAGGTTTAAATCCAGTATAAACAAAAGGGCCATCTGCATTACCATTACCCGTAAAAGAGCCAAACTTACTGTAGCCTTGTTTTTCGGCAAAACAATAAGCAACTATTGTTCTACTAGAACCATTTGTTGCTGAACCACTACCAAGTGAAAAAACTGTTGATGTAGGGCTAGTATCATTCCATGCACCAGATTGAACTAAACCAGAAGAAGCGTCAGTTGTATTTAAACGACTTATCCTATCATTTCCTTGCGATAAATGAAATACTACCCAATCCTCTGTGTCATCACGCCTTTTTGTTATAATAAATGTCGGAGCAGCACCAATTCCATGTGCAACAGTTCCCGCACTTCCTGTACCTGTGTAAGTAACAATAGAAAATCCTGCTGTTGTATTCGCTTGATATACAGAATCAATAGTTCCTACACCTGTTGATGAAGCATCATTAGTTGTTGTCGTTCCACCATTAGCTTTCCATTGCCATGCTACATGAGTATCACTAGAACCATTATAATCTCCACTTGTTCCTAATGTAAACCCATCTGTATTAAATGTTTTAACTGATTGTGCTTCTGTACTTTCAGCATCAGTTTTATTAGTTTTTAAATTTTTTGTAACACCTCTAGTTGAATCAAACATACCATGGTCTGTTGCGGCATTTCTTTGTTTAATCCAAATCCAATCTGGTTTAAAATCTCCTGCATTTGCATCATTTGTTACAGATAACTCTGAACCTGTTCCTGTAAACAACTGCGTATGAAAATATAATGATGGGTCGTCTATTGTTGTATAAGCCATTATCCATACTCCGCTAAGTTCTTTGTGCATAGTGAATAGTATCCACTAGGAACTGCGTATTCAAAGTTACCATATCCGTTTGCGTCTGCATTACCACTTGATATAGATGTGTGAGGATTACCAAAATTTGCCGCTATAACATTTTGTGCGTCACCATATCCTTTTGCCCCAATATTAAACCCATGTATTTTATGAGAAGTGATAACACCTCCAGAAAATAAAGGATTTGTACCATTAGCAGGGTCTTGTGTTCCTGTTCCGTTAGTAAAAAATGTTCCATTTTTAGAAACAAAAAATTTATCATTATCTAAATCTAACGCAATTCCCATAATATCATCTGTAGTAAAAGTTGTTAACCCACTTAAAGATTCTGTTCCATGATTCTTAACACTTCCATTACTCCTATAACCAATAGCTTCACTATCATTTCCATTGTCTTGGTCGTAGCCATCATTATTACTTGCATATCTTCCTGCATTACCAGAAATAATTCCAACCTGTGTAGTGCCATTAGCAGTTGAGTATCCAGATAAAAATGTAAATTCAGCGTACCATTTTCCAGAACTAGGTCTTATTGTTGCGTCTGTTCTTGAGTGATTATTTCCACTTGCAACAGTAAATTTTGTATTTCCTTCTTCAAAAGTAGGAACTTGCCCTACATTAACATCTATTGAGCTAAGAGTACAAAAATTATTTGTAGGTGTATCTACTGTAACATCTGTTGCGGCTAGGTTAGTTACTGCAAAATGATTATCATTACCACTTGTATCTGCACCTATACCACTTGAGTTTTGACTTGTGCCTGTTTGTTTAAACTCTAAATAAAAACCATTAGTGCCATATGAACCATCATATTTTTTAGGAATCCAAACTCCGTTATCATTGTATTCACCAAAATCAGAAGCCTGTTTTTGTGTTCCATCAATCCAATGAAAATCCGCTAAATATCCATCAAAAGGTTCTGAATCATCAGACTTTATTCCAATTTTCATGGCTTCTCCAGATGTGTTAAAACTAACATCAACATTTTGATTGTAATTACTTATAGAGTATGCAGTCTGTAAAACTCCATTAACATATAGTTTTAAACCATTATTTCCATCTGATTGAGTAACATCCATTGCTACAACAAAATGATACCAAGCACTATGGTCTCTAAATGACGCATTTGTTTTATATGTAAAACCATTTGATGTTGAGCCACTTACAGCATTAAGAAATTGAAATACATCTGCATTACCAGAACTTCTTATTCTTATTGAATAAAGATTACTGCCATCTTCTTGTGAACCCATAATGTGTAAATCATTACTTGCTCTACTTACTCCTCTTTTTAACCAAAAAGACGCTGTTGCAACTCGTTTATTGCCATCAGAACTAGGAGTAAAAGATAACTGAGGGTTGTCTGGATAATTAAACCTAAGTGAATTATCTATCTCATAACCCCCTGTTGCTGAATTAGCAGGTAAAATAAATGCTACCATATTAAGACTTCACCGGCCATTCACCAAGTGGTCTTGTTACACTTCCATCTTCTTGTTCTGTATAGGTAAACAAAGCCGCTAGTGCATCTACATTTGCCGCATTAGTAATTTGTGTTTGCATAGAGTTACATTTAGTTCTAACTGCCGCTCTCCATGTTTTCCAATCAGAATCCATTGCACTACCAGTTTCTTGTTCTCTTATTACTCGCCAATCAGAGGGTGCAAGTAATCCTGCACATTGATTATCAATCATTTGATTTTTAATATACTTTAATCCTCTAGTAATAATTTGATTACCATCACTATCATTCATAGGGTCATTAGCAGAAGTACCATCTGGTGCTCTTCCTGCATCTATATCGGCTTGTGTCCACACTTCACTAACATCTGCTATTGCTCTAGCTGTTGCTGTGCCATATGTTGCGGTAACTTTACCGCTACCAAATGCATAAGATTGATTAGTATTAATATACCATTCTTCATCTTTTTTATTCGTGTTATCTATTTCTACTGTATAGATTCCTATGGCGTTTCTCTCTGCCTCTGTCCATAAAGTATATATAGCCGCAGGGTATTGATTGTCTCCAATTGTAATACCTTTGTTTCCTTTTGGAAAACTTGTTATACTTCCATCTGTTACTACTGCAAACATATTACTCCTATGATAATGTTAAGGCTAAGTTTCTGCCTACTTCTAGCCACTTAGCCCCATTGTATCTAAATACAAATAAGTCTCCTAAGTTAGCTGTTGTTGTTAAAGTTGGTGCTGTATCTGCCGCAAATTCATACACAGCGTTCCACGTTATTGTTCTTGAACCTGTACCATCTTGTATTAATAGTAGAGATACAAATTGTCCTGCCGCAGGTGTAGTACCACTAGGAGCCGCAAATGTTCTGTTGCCTCCTAAAGTTACTTTTGCTACAGGTGATGCAATAACATCCCAAGCTATTGTTGAGCCATCTGTTAAAGTATCCTCTGTATTTAACACTGCACCGGATACTTTTGTTAATCCGTTAGCATCTGCTGTAAATACTTTTGATGCCGCCGTTGTTCCTAGTGTAGCTAAGTCTGAATAATTTAATTCTGCCGCAGTTGCAGTTACATTTGTACCCCCTATATCTAAAGTAGTCATTTGTACTTCGCCTGCTACAGTTACTAAACCATCAGCTACTGTTATTAAGTCTGTGTCATCAGTGTGTCCAATTGTTGTTCCATTAATTAAAACATTATCAATATCTAATGAGCCACCACTAATTAATCCTGTTGTTGTAATAGTTGATGAACCAGTATCAATAGTTCCAAATCCAGAAGTTATTGAACCAGAGTTTAATGCACCGGTTGTAACTATATTTGAACCCCCAACACTGTGTCCTGCAAAATAAGTAGATACTGTATCAACATTGGTCATACGCATTGTACCTGCGTCATTAATTAATATACCATCACCACTTGCTACTGCTGTAGTACCTCTTGATGTATCGCCGTCAATTAAATTAATTTCAGCCGCAGTTGAGGAAATATTTGTACCCCCAATATCTAAAGTTGTTACAGATATTTCACCCGCTACAGTTGCAATGCCATCTGCTAAAGTTATTAAATCTGTATCACTTGTGTGGCCAATAGTAGAGCCATTGGTAATTATATTATCTACTGTTAGAGTTGTTAATGTTCCTAAAGAAGTAATATTAGATTGAGCCGCAGTAGTTACTGTAGCCGCCGTTCCGGATACATTACCAGTTACATCTCCAGTTAAAGGCCCTGCAAAAGCATCTGCTGTTACAGTACCATCAAAGTATCCATCTTTAAATTCTACACCGCTACTTCCAAGGTCTAATATATTATCAGCACCCGGCGTTAAAGCACCATCTGTAAGTATTAATTGTTTTTCATTTCCTGCATAAAAATTAATTGTATCAGCAGTTTCAAAATCTATTTTTGTTTGATCATCTTCACCAATTTTAATATCAGTTGCAAGTAAAGATGTAATTGTTGTTT